GGCATATAAGGTGTACGACGATGCCTCAACATCAGCTGACCAGGAGAGAGTTACAGTCTTTGCAATGCTCGTATTGGCACTCCAGCCAGCCGCTCCAGTGGTTGTTCCGCCTGACCTTGGTGTATTGACATTAACAGCACCCGTTACTGAGCTAGCTATAGATGTACCAACAGCGTTGTTTTTAGCGACCCGGTAGTAATACGTGTAAGCGGCTCCAGATGCCAGATTAGTCGATATGCTGAATGACGGTGCCGACGGTGTCGTGAGTGAGGTATACGTCTGCACCGTCCAAGTAGACATGTCGATGTAACTGAGGTTATCAACGCTGTTATAGGGATAAAGTTTGCCCTTACTCTGGGTAAAGCCTGCCCAGTTTGTAATGTCATAACTGCCGCCGACTAGGGTAAATGCGCCACCGTCTACCTGCCTGTATACCTGACCGGCACCGGACACATTGAGCATCCAGACCAGTCCTCTAACACCGTTATAGCGGTACTTGCCACGGCCAACGATAGGGTAGGGTGCTTGAGTGCCATACCGGTTAAGAGGTGGCCGAGGGCGGAAGACGTTATCCTGTACCAGCTCCATATTTGTAGCATCTGAAACGGACGTTTGTGGCCGCCTTGAGTTGTCGATCGTTGAAACATACCCTAAAGGAAACTTGTTCTGGTGCAAATTGATAGCCTTACGGCTACTGCGTTTCGGCTTAGCGTTACCGAGCTGGTACGGCATTACGAGAACCTTGCACTATGACGTTCGCCAATACGGACAACTTGTGTCCGAGACTTCCGAGGGTTGGTACTCGTACCACGGCGGTTGTTATCGATCATGGTCTTATAAAGGGCATTAGCTTCGGCATTTAAGTCAACCGCCTTCGATTCATAGGTGATGTCATTGAAGGCCAGTTTAGCCGCCGTGGCGACAACCAGCCAGTCTGGGTCATCGACAATGACACTAGCTGTACCACTCGTGAGATTGATGTCATCCGGCATAGCGTAAGCTGGCAAGTATAAGGCTGCCCCGACGTAACCATCGGCCGTGGTAATCGCTTTGCTGAAATACAGTGTCTTAGGGTCCTGCCCGGCTATGAAGACGCTTTGCTTGCCGTATTCCTGTTCCTGTGGCTGGAGTATAGGGAAGTCCTGCCGTGTACCGTCAGTTCGGATAACGTAGCAGTCTTCGGCTGGGCCGAGGAAAGTGTCATCAAGGTCGAAACTGAGGGCGGCACTGGTAGTAATCGTACCGAGGTCAAGTACCTGATAGGTGCTGACAAACTGCTTCGTTGCATCCTTGTAAAGATTGCGCTTGATACGTGAGGCTGTGCGGAGCCAGTAGAGCCAATCTGACGTT